ATGAAGAACCGACGGCGGAAGCAATAAAGCGCATGCTTGCCACTTGTGATGATACATCTGAGTATATCGAAGGAAACATGATATTTTGCAGGAAATGCAATGAGCCACGAAGAGAATGGCTGTCGCTGATCGGTGAATATGTTCCAGTGATGTGTTCATGCATGATTGCAGAGCAAAAGAAGCAGGAAAGACTGGCACGAATTGAAAAATACAGGAACACAGGCTTTCCTGACAGAGAACTTCAGAAATGCCGATTTGATCTCGATGATCAGAAATCAAAGAAGGCTAGCGACATGTGCAGGAATTATGCGAGAAGGTTTGACGAGTTCAAGAAAGCAGGAAAAGGGCTAATTCTTTTTGGGGGTGTTGGAACAGGCAAGACGTTTCTTGCATCATGCATCGCAAATGAATTGATTGACAATGGTGTGCCGTGTCTGGTAACTAATTTTGCGCGAATCATCAACACGCTACAGGGCATGTATGAAGGGAAGCAGAACTATTTGGACAGCCTGAACGAGTTTGATCTTCTGGTTATTGATGATCTGGGAATTGAGCGAAACACGGAGTACGTCAATGAGCTTGTATATAACATCATTGATGCAAGATACAGAAGCGGAAAGCCGATGATCATTACAACGAATCTGAAGTATTCAGACTTGTACCATACAGAAGATACAAGCAAAGCCAGAATCTACAGCCGTATTATTGAAATGTGCCTTCCTGTACTTGTAAGCGGAGAGGATAGAAGAAAAAACAAGATGCAGGACTCAAGACTTATGGATATATTAAACGGTTAAATGTTTCAAAAAGAAACAAAGACAAAAGGAAAGGAAGATAAAAAAACATGACAAACGAAATGATTATCTATAACAAATCAGTAGAATTAATGGAAAGTGGAAAAATTGGAAAGACTGGCAGACAGTTTGAAACCGAGGATGAGAACGGAAATAAGATCATGCTTGATGAACCTGAAGCGATTCATACCTTTCAGGCATGGAAAGCAAAAGGATTCAGCGTTAAAAAGGGTGAAAAGGCAGTCGCACAGTTCTACATTTGGAAATGTGCATCAAAGAAAGTTGAAAATAGCGAGGGGATGATAGAAGAACAGAAAAAAATGTTCATGAAAAAAGCAAGCTTCTTCAGTGCAAGCCAAGTGCAGGCAATGAATTAATGATATAAAGGCAAGCCCACCGCCTAAAGTGTGGGCACACAAAAAAAGGAAGGTAAAAAAACATGAAAAACATCGAAACAATTGATATCGGACCAATTAAAACGTGGAATATCGAAGCAATGACAGGATATAAGCCACGCACAACATTCTATGAGGATTTCAGCATTGCAGACCATTTCGGTACTCCTGCAGTCCGTGATACTTATTGCAGAGCGTTCAATGCATGGCAGAACAACATTGAATACATGACAGAGCTTGTTATGGTTCTGAATTGGAAGATCAGCGAGCATTACAGAAGTGATTACATGCTTGCCGAGATGTATGATGAACTTTGGCGAAAGGCTGACGAGTGGGTTTTCGACCATTTCGATGGTGAGGACTTACAGTATTTCTTGAGAACAACGGACTAGTAAAACCTAGTCTTTTTTTTATTAAAAAAATTGCCAAAAAATGTCATGAAAACGTTTGACTTTTCTATATTATAGTATTATAATATAACTGTAGAAAGAAAAGGAGAACAAAGAAAATGAACATGAACTACAGAGAATATTCAGCACTTATGAGTGCTGTAGATGAAATTATGGAAGGCAGAACAGTTATGATTTCAGAAAATGCAAGTTGGGGTGCAGATTTAAAAACATTCGGCGTAAACTGGTCAGCTTGTGGAACACAGAACATCGAAGAGACAAAGAAATTTGCAGAGAAGCTCAACAAGGCTTGCAAGATTGTGGAAAAGCTTAATGCGATGCAGATTACTGTAAGCTATGAAGATGAACAGCTAGACAGAGAAGCATACATGGCATTGATCACAAAATATATCGAAGAATTACAGGGCTAAAAAGTCCTGTTTTTCATAAAAAAGTGCTGAATTTAATGTTTCAAATAGAAACAAAATTTAACAAAAAGTATTGATTATAATGTAATAATATGGTAATATATACCTGTAAAGAAAAGGAGATAAAAAAACATGAAAGCAATTAATTATTTTAAGAAAAACGGTTATATCTATGGAGTTAGCGAAAAATTTGAGTTCGGAAAGTGGCAAGGCTATTCAAAAAAGTTTGATAACCTTGAAGAAGCTGAAAGATGGCTAAACACTGAAGAATATGATTTTAGAACTAGATCACTTGTTTCAAAGACATATGCAAAGAGATATTTATAACATAAGGAGAAAACGGAAAAATGTTAAACACTAATAATCTTACAAGAGCGCAAAAGAATGGTTTAAAGGAATTAGGAAAAATCCTTAACACCAAGTTTGAAGGAAAGCTAGAGCCACTAGCAAATCACTTAAATTTAATTGAGAAAGAATGGACTTCTAAAAGAGGTATTACATTCGTCAAAGTTAACGGAACTCAGTTAGAAAAAGACAACATTAAGTATTACAGTGTTGATATGAATACAGGTTATATTCATCATACTGGAGCATTAACAAAGTAAATAACATAGTGAAGCGATAACACTTAAAACACTGACTTTAAGAAAAAAGGAAAGAAAAACATGGAATATAAAAAAGAGAATTACGAAGGAAGAAGAATCTGGATTTTTCCAAATGATACATACATGAAAAAAGGAATCATCAAAAACGTTGATGATTTAGGATTTACTATATTGATCACGGAAGCTGATAAAGAGTCTGGATACAGAGTAGGTGGCACATATTTTCTTAGTCATGCTAGCCATCTTAAATTCTTCTTTCTGGATTAGTAGAGGAAGAAGAAAATGACGATCAAATGTGAAATATATAGAGATAGTATGCAGAATTATAAGAGATATGCGATTCCAAAAGCACAATTGATTATTGCCGATGTACCTTATAACGTTGGTAATAATTTTTACGGAAGCAATCCAATGTGGTATAAGGGCGGAGACAACAAGAACGGTGAATCTAAATTAGCTGGTAAGTCAGCATTTAATAGTGATTTCAATTTCAACTTGTATGAATACTTCCATTTCTGTTCAAGAATGCTGAAGAAAGAAGATTACAAAAAGCAGAAACGTGGAAGAAGTTCAGATAGTCCCTGCATGATTGTATTTTGCTCATTTGAGCAGATGCCTACCTTAATTGATGCAGGAAAGAAATATGGCTTTGTAAACTACATTCCTTTAGTGTTTATTAAGAACTACAGCCCTCAAGTACTGAAGGCAAACATGAGAGTAGTTGGAGCAACTGAATATGCATTAGTTATGTATAGAGGTAAATTACCAAAGTTCAGAAACGGAGTACAGACTGACCCTGGAACAGGAAAGAATATCAGAGGAACAGGAAGAATGATATTCAACTGGTTCAAATGGGAGAAGGATGGGAAGGATATTCCGAAAATCCATCCAGCCCAGAAGCCTGTCAATGTACTCAAACAGCTGATAGAAATATTTACCGATGAAGGTGATGTCGTTATTGATCCATGTTGTGGCAGTGGTAGCACATTAAGGGCATGTAAAGAATTAAATCGAAATGCATATGGTTTTGAGATTGATAGAAATTTTTATGAACGTGCAAAAAATGAAATGCTTGCAGAAAGTAAAGATACAAATTTATTTGATTTTTAGGAGGGGAAAATGTTAAACGCAGAAAAGTGGAAGAAAGAAATATTAGATATTACAGAAGGAGGCTATTATTTTGCGGTTAGCAAAGATAGACAAAATATTGCAAGAAGCTGTGATGGTCTTAAATGTGAAAACTGTATTTTTGATGAAGAAGATGATCACGATTGTGGTTGCAATTTCTCGCGTATGAAATGGATGCTTTCAGAATACAAAGAGCCAATCAAATTAACCAGATTAGAACACGAGATTTTGAAATGGTTGATTTGTAAAGATTACAAGTATATCGTAAGAGATTCTGGCGGTTGGTTGTATGCAGATTATAAACAACCCCATAAAAACAATTGTATTTGTGGGAGTGTGAACGGAAATCAATTTTCAATGTGTGGTTTTAGTGCTTTATTCCAATTCATTAAGTGGCAAGATGCAGAACCTACATCAATTAAAGAGGTTCTTGAGAATTGCGAAATTGTTGAAGCGAAAGGAGACAAGTAAATATGGTTTTTAGTGCCGAAAAAGTACAGGAAATTGTAGAAGAAAAGGAAGCCGAATATAAGAAGCTAGAAGAAGAGTATTCATATTTGAAAGAAGAACTAGAAGATTTAAAGGCTGAAAATGAAGATTTAGAAGACAGATGCGAAAGTTATAAAGAAGCAAGCCAAAATGTATTGAGTAATTACAATGAGGATTTAAAAAAAATGGATGATCTTCAGAAGTTAAACAATAAGCTTGTTAAAAACAATAAAGCAGCTAACAGAGATTTCTTTATTCTTGCAGTAGCTTATGCTGCTACACTGATGTTGATGATTTACTTGTTCATCAGATAGGAGTGATATAGATGTTTCTATTACAGGTATTAGAAAATGTATTTTCTATGTTTGCTATTATCATGCTGATTGTTGGCGTTCTTATCGTTATATCAGTGATTGCTATTGCAGTGTTCGTTATCATGTCGGCTATTGTGAATGGCGTTGCAGAAGATAAGGAGAACAACAATTTATGAGACTAAATGAATTATTAACTAATATCAAAGTAAAAATTCCTATCATTCTAAAGATAAATGATCTCGAAATTGATGCTGTGACTTTTCGAGGAACTAAATTAAATATATTGTCGTCAGAAGAATATACAAAAGGCAGAAAAACATACGGCAATGCAATCGTAACTAATGTTGGCATTGCGGAAGAAGCATCAGAACCTCATATTCTCATTGAAGCAGAAACCACAATGGGGCGATGGACAGAAAAGGAGTGAGCAAAATAACATGAATAACTATTTAACAAAAAAAGTATCCTACTTCACTTATCAGCAGTTATTGAATGAACTTGAAGAATTAAAAAAGAAATATTACGTTATTGGCTACACTGTCAAGTCACAAGAAAATGTTGCAGATGTTCAGCTGGTCGAAAAATAGTCGAAAAGAGGAAGAGAAAAATGGAATTTGTTAGTAGTAAAAAATTAGAAGTGGTCGCTAAGTTTTTGGTTGACGATGAAGTTGATGGAGAAGCACCATGTTCATACCTTAACAATTATCTAAAAAGAGATAGAGTGGATGTACCTTGTGATGCTGGAGATTGCGAAGACAATTGCCCATTTTATTCAACAGCCAACTTTGTAAAATGGATTAAAGAACCAGATAGAAAAGTTGAAATTGAGGATTTAAAAAAACCACATCAAGAAGACTTTACTAAATATGTTAACTGCAGTGATGCTCTTTTTGATAGAGACAGCTATATTAATGCGTTAGAAGAATATTGCGATAATTTAGAAGATGTTCTTGCTGACACTGAATATGATGCAGAGTGCATAGAATGCGAAATGAGAATGCTAGACGATAAGTTGGAAAAGATTAGAGGCGTTCTTGATGGATCGTATTGAAATTGATTTATAAGTATATCCCTATATTGATACACCAATTTTTAAAAAAACATTAGTTACCTGATCTAATCAAAACAGGGCTCATAAGAAAATTCTATTAAACCTATTTAGATTTTATTTCTATAATCTCATTTTCAATATAGGGATTCATTAATATTAAGGAGCGATTTCGAATGAAAAAATTAAATAAGAATAGGGCATTATGCCTTTTATCAGATTTATTTATATTAATTATATTATTTTCTATGGTAACAACTGGCAATAACTGGGATTCAACAGAAGTAAAAGTCTTCTGCTGCAGTTCGCTTTTTATGAATATTTTGTTCGTGCAGTATTTCTTGATTATGGGAGGCAGATAGCATGGATTTTATTGGAATCTTACTCATAGCAGCATCAATAGTTTTGATAGCGATTGGATATTTCTGGAAAGAATAGCGATGAATGAAATGCAGAACTAAAAAATATAAAAAATGGCTCGTGAAGCCGTTCGAGGATGTCAGCACAAAACGCAATACTTATAATATGACTTATAATTTTCCAATACTTTTACTGAAAATCGTTTCTCCTAATACTTAGTGTTGGCATTCTCAAACGACTTCACGAGTTAGATAACTATATATTTGAAAAGATAAAGAGAGGTAAAAAATGGCAAAACTTGCAAAACTGAAGTACAAAACGCTTGGTGGTGACGTGAAGATCAACACGTATAATGCGACAATATCAAAAAAGATTGTGGCTGAATCTGGGCTTGATCCTGAAAAAGAAATCACAGTGAAGGCGGAAAAAGGAAAAATTATTATTGAGCAAAAAAAATAAAAGAAAGGCAAAGAGAACGTGGAACAGATTCAGAAGGAGGACGAAGAAGCATGAATAATTCACATGTATTAACAGAGGTTAAAGACATTCTTGTCAAAGATTTCAATCCAAAGTACAAAACTATCGAACTGATTGAAAGCAGAGAAATATTTCCATTTGGAAAGCCTATAGGCTTGTTTAAATTTGAAAAAGTAAAAAAAGACTATGGAGACAGAAAAATTGTTTCTGTGATGGATTTTAATGATACTCACACAACGTCAATAGCTATAGAGGTACTTAAATCATGAGTGGTGGAAGTCATAACTATATAGCAAATGAGATAAACGAAGCATTGTTTGAAGATTGTTTTGGAAATCGTGTGGACAATCGTTACAAAAATGTTTGTGATGAGAAAACCGCGAGAATTGCAAGAAACTTGAATCCGATGCATGACAGAGAACTATCTGAACTCATGGCAGATGTAATGTGCTTGCTACATGGCTTGGAATGGTTCGATTCATGCGATATCGGAGAAGAAACATATAAAGAGTGTGTGAACAAATTCAAGGCAAAGTGGATGCATAGAACAGAAAATGATAGATTGAATAGCTATCTTAAAGATTTAAAAGGCTATTATGAAAGCTGTTATGAAGAGTTAGTGGAAGAGTTAAAGGAAAAAGAAAATGATTAGCGATGTACATTGAAATTACGATTGAAAAAAGGGCATAAAAACCCTTTTTTCTGGTAATAATTAGAGTATAATTACAGTAGAGAAAGAGGGCAAAAAAATGTCAGCAAAGGAGGGCAAAAAAATGGTATTTTCTAATAAAACATATGACATTTTAAAGTGGGTGGCACTTGTAGGAACAAACGCATTTTCAGTGTTAATTATCACGCTAGGCAAAATCTGGGGTTGGAGTTATGCAGAAGCAATTGCAGGAACTATTTCGGCAATTGGAACGTGCATTGGTGCATGTTTACAGATAAGCTCAGCAAACTACAACAAGGTGAAATAAATGAATCCAGAAACAAGCGTAAGCATCGCATTACTCATTTCTTTGACATCGCTTGCATGTACGTTGATCAACACTTTTGCAGGTGGCAAAAAACGTCAGGAAGAACAGGCAGAGCGAGAAAAGAATAGGCAGATGGATATTGAAAAAAATTTTGTAAAGATCAACATAAAACTTGATGATTTTTGCGACACCACAAAAAAGATGATGATAGAAAATGGCGAAAAGGCTGAGCAGTTAAAAAAAGTGTCAGAGCAAATCGTGCTTATTACTGAACGTATAAATACGTTGTTCAAGTACAAGGATGATCACGAAGAAAGGATTAAGGGACTTGAAGACAAGGCCAAATAAGGAGGGATAAAGAATGTACGGTATTGATATTTCAAAACACAACGGCAATATTAATTTAGAACCATATAAAGGGCAGTTTGTAATCATTCGTGTTGGATATGGGCATTTTCATTTAGACGAAAAGTTTGAAAGAAACGTGAATGAATGCAAAAGGCTAGGTATTCCTTTTGGGGTTTACCATTATTCATACGCTTTAAATGAAGCAGATGCAGAAGCAGAAGCAAGAGGAGTTCTTAACGCAATCGCTAAATACAAGAACGATATCAAGGTTGGTGTATGGTTTGACATGGAAGATGCAGACGGATATAAAAAGAAGCATGGCTTCAAATTTTCTAATTCAACAATTGCACCAATCTGTTATAGATTCTGCAAAATGATTGAGGATGCAGGATATTACGCAGGAATTTACACATCTAGTTCATGGCTTGACTATGTAAACGGATTAAATGATAGATTTGACAAATGGGTTGCAAACTGGGGAAAGAATGATGGAACACAGCACACAAACACTTCTAAATATGGAACTATTCAGCAGTACACATCTAAACCGCTAGACAAGAATACCATGTATGCGGATATTTCAAGATATTCGAGAGGTAACACAACATCAGTAAAACCTCAGCCAAAACCAATTGATCAGATTGCTGATGAAGTAATTGCGGGCCAATGGGGCAATGGAGCTGACAGAAAGAAACGCTTAACCGATGCAGGATATAACTATGATGCAGTTCAGAACGCAGTGAATGCAAAGCTTGCAAAGAAATCTAATGAAGAGATTGCACAGGAAGTCATTGCTGGAAAGTGGGGCAATGGTGATGATCGCAAACAGCGCTTAACAAGTGCAGGATATAACTACACTGCAATACAAGCGATTGTTAGTAAATTGATGAGTGCTAACAAAGCAAGCAAGGCAGTATATTACACAGTTAAACGTGGTGATACATTAAGCGGTATTGCTTCTAAATATGGAACAACATATCAGCATTTAGCACAGATCAACGGTATTGCTAATCCGAATAAGATTCGTGCTGGACAGCGTATCAGAGTGAAGTAATGGCACAAGGCTATTATGCTTGTAGCAGGTGTGGGAAGATACATCCGAAAGGATATGTGTGCAAGGTAGAAAAGAAACACTACAAGTACAGTTACAAAGAGTCAAGGCTGAGAAGCAAGAGTGCATGGACAGATAAAAGCAAGCAGATTAGAGAGGATGCAAACTATCTATGTGAAGTATGCAAAGACAAAGGTATTTACAACTACAGGAATGTAGAAGTACATCACATAGAGAAGCTGAAAGACAAGCCAGAGTTATGGCTGGATGATGATAACCTTATATGCTTATGTAAAGACTGTCATAGAATGGCAGATGCAGGGATGATTGATAAAGAGTATTTAAATAAGCTAGCTATGCAGAGAATAGACAGGATTAAATAATCCCCCCCCATGGCAATGGGGACTGTCTGGTGTGTCTTCGAGATGAAACGCCTAAAGGAAAGAACACAAAATTAAAAAAATATCATGGTTTTTTGGAAAAACGGCAAACTTCACGCTATAATGTGGATATAGCCGTTTTTCTGTTTCAAAAAGAAACAAAAAAGCAAAAAAATGTTCCACGTGGAACATGAGCGGGCTATATGAATGAAAGGAAGAAAACAAAAATGGAAAACAAAAAAATGAACATTGTTTACAAGAAGGTAAAGGACTTAATTCCGTATGAGAACAATCCGAGACATAATGATGAAGCTGTTGACTATGTAGCAAAGAGTATTGAGGAGTTCGGCTTCAAAGTTCCGTGTGTTGTGAGTGGTGACGGTATATTGATCACAGGTCATACAAGACTTAAAGCATGCAAGAAGCTAGGTATTGAGGAAGTGCCTTGCATTGTGGCTGATGATCTTACTGAAGATCAGATTAAGGCATTCAGAATCGCAGATAACAAGGTATCCGAATACAGTACATGGGACAATACTAAACTTGCTGAAGAACTGAGCGACATCATGATGGATATGACTCAGTTCGGTGATGATCTTTTCAAGGATGATGATACTATGGATGTTGAGCTTCCAGACGAAGAAAATCCTTACAGTCAGAAGAAGCACATCCCACAGTATGAACCGACAGGCGACTTTGTCGATATTATGGATTTGATTGATGATGAAAAGACAAACGAGCTGATTAAGGAAATCAAAGCATCTAATGTTTCTGAAGATCAGAAGAATTTTCTTATCAAAGGGGCATACAGGCATCTTAAATTCAATTATTCAAAGATTGCTGACTATTATTCCAATGCATCTGAAGAAATGCAGATTCTAATGGAAAAGTCAGCACTTGTCATTATTGATATTGATGATGCAATTGCAAACGGATATGTGAAGCTCACAAAGGTTGTACAGGACTTAATCACTGAAGGTGGGGGCGGTGAAGACGATGCAGAATAAAAACTTTGCTGTATTTATTCTTTCTCATGGACGTGCAAACAACATCAAGACAGTTGATATGTTGAAACGTTTTCATTATACAGGCGATTGGTACGTTGTTATAGACAATGAGGATGAACAAGAAGAACTGTACAGAAATGAGTTTGGAAATCACATCATTCAATTTGATAAGCGAGACTATGTAAGCAAAATCGACCTTGGCGATATAGACACAGACAGAAGGGTTGGCGTGTTTGCAAGAAACTTTATTCAAGATGAAGCAGAACGTCTTGGTTATGAATGCCACCTACAGCTTGATGATGATTTTTCTGAAATTGCAATAAGATATGCAGATGATGAAAAATTGCAAAGCATGATGGTCACTGACCTTGATGCTGTATTCGATGCGTGCCTTGATTTATTTTTATCAACTCCGTTGACTGCTTTATCGTTCGCATTATCAAGTGACTACATAGGTGGTGTTGCCAGTGATAGGTTCCAAGCAGGAATGTTCAGAAAAACAATGGGATCGTTTTTCTTGAAATCAAAAGACAAATTTCAATTTGTTATGCGTATGAACGATGATATTACATCATGCATCTTGCATGGATCACGAGGGAAGCTGTTCTATACCATTTCGAGCTTGCAGGTGATTACTCCTGCAACTCAGCATAATACTGGTGGAATGACTGACATTTACAAGAAGAACGGAACATACAGGAAATCATTCTATAGTGTCATGTGTTGCCCTTCATTTGTGAAGGTTTCAGCTATGGGAATTACGGACTTCAGGATTCATCACACTATCAGTTGGAATAATGCCGTGCCAAAGCTTCTATCTGAAAGGTGGTGCAAGCATGAAAGACATTGACTATCTGATTATAGGTGCAGGGCTTAGTGGTTCAGTGATTGCGAGGGAAATGACGGACAAGGGCTATAAATGCGTTATTCTTGAAAAACGCGATGCTGTAGGTGGAAACATTAGGGACAGAGAAATCAGCGGAATAAATGTGCATCTATACGGCCCTCATATATTTAGAACTAATGATATTGCCATATGGGATTATGTAAATAACTTCGCTAGTTTTAACAATTTTATCAATGAACCTATTGCAAATTACAAAGGCGAAATATATAACCTTCCGTTTAATATGAACACATTTTCTAAACTGTGGGGAGTTGTAACACCTGAAGAAGCAAAGAGAAAGATTGAGGAGCAGAGAATACCGTGCGAAGATCCGAAGAATCTCGAAGAATATGTTCTAAATCTTGTAGGCACTGATATTTATGATAAATTGATAAAAGGATACACCGAGAAGCAGTGGGGCAAGCCATGCAAGGAACTTGACAAAAGTATTATCAGGCGTATTCCGTTGCGATTCACGTACAACAATAATTATTTCAATGCAAAGTACCAAGGCATTCCAGTTGATGGTTATTCTAAGGCAGTAGAAAGGCTACTAGAAGGCGTTGAAGTAGTGACAGGGTATAAATGTTCATGCTCAAGCACAAAGTGGCTAGAAAGGGCTAAAAATGTGGTTCTGACAGGTGCCATTGACGAATGGTACGGTTATTGCTTTGGAACATTGGAATATCGTAGCCTGAGATTTGAAACTGAGGAATTGAAAGAAGAAAATTATCAAGGCAATGCTGTCGTGAATTATACAGATGCTAGAGTGCCGTATACCAGAGTTATTGAGCACAAGCATTTTACAGGAGTGAAAACACCAACAACCATTATCACGAAGGAATATCCGCAGAAATGGGATATCAGTAAAGAGCGATACTATCCGATTGAGGATAAAAAGAACAAAGCACTGTATCAGAAATACAAAGAACTTGCAAATCGTGATGGATTGATCACAGTTGGAAGGCTTGCAGAATATAGATACTACGATATGGAAGATACAATCAAAAGTGCATTAAAGGCGGTGAGAGAATTATGCGAAAAACAGTAAATGAACAGGCTGAAGAAATATTACAGAAAGCAGAAGCATTTGGAGTTGATAAAAACTTCTTCTTCATTACAACATTCAGGCGCTACATGGTGCAATTAAAAATCTTAAATGAGCTTGAATCGTCAATCAAAAATGACGGCGTGTTGGTTACGAAAGAATATGTAAAAGGCAGAAAAAACGTATATTCACACCCAGCCATTCAGGATTATAACCGAACAACTGACAGTGCAAATAAGACAGTCAGCACGTTAATGAAGATCATTTCGAGATTTTCCAGTGATGATAATTCTGAGGGTGATACTGACCCGTTGCTTCAGCTTATAAATGGCGGTGACGATGATGGCAGTGACGAGCAGTAAGGCTTATGAATATTGCAAAAACTCTGTCAGAAAGAAAACCACACCGAGATACGTCAAAAAACAGATGCGAGAGTGGATGAAGATTGCAGAAGGAAAAAACGCAAAGTACTTTGTATCTGAAAAGAAGGTTCAGCAGATCGAAAACATTCTGAAACTGCTTATCATGCCAAAAGGATTGAAAGCAGGACAATCTATGTATAAGTGCGCTACGGGGTATCAATGGCTAATTTATACAGCCATGCTATGCACTGTATATCGTGACAAACCGAAAAAGCGCAGATACGAGACGGGACTGTTGGAAATTTGCAGAAAGAATTTCAAGGCATTAAGTCTTGACACTCCAATTCCTACACCAAATGGTTGGAAGGAAATGCGGGACATTTCTGTCGGTGACTTTGTGTTTGGAAAAAATGGCAATCCAACTATGGTCATTGGAGAATCTGAGATATTTAACAAGCCGATGTATTTAGTGACGTTTGAAGATGGCGAACAGATCAAGGCAAGTTGTGATCACATCTGGACTGTACAGACAAGGACAAGTAGAAACACAGCAAAGAGAAAATCGCATCATATTGGCAGTGGGAAGATTTACAGAACTTATGGATGGTATGACACGACAACAGAAGAAATGGCAGAAGATTTTGCAAGAGTCCGCAAAGATGGAAAAGGTACAGAATACAAATATCGTGTTCCGATGAATGGGGCGGTGCAGTATCCAGAAAAGGATTTGCCTATTGACCCTTATCTTTTAGGCGCGTGGCTTGGAGATGGCACAAGCGTTTCAACGAATATAACTGTTTCTGATTCTGATGCAGAAGAAATGATGCAAAACGTAAGATGTTCAAGTGGTTATACAGTAGAATTGCATCATTGCAAAGACAGGGCATCTTATTTCAAAGTAGACAAGCAGAGAAGCAACCAGATAGGAAAAGACAGTCTTATTTACAATTTGAGGAAGCTCAATCTAATTGGAAACAAACATATTCCAACTGAATATCTTTGTGCGTCAGTTGAACAGAGACTTGCATTGTTACAAGGTCTAATGGATACAGACGGAACGTGTTCAAAGGCGGGACAATGTTCGTTCATTCAGAAGTCAAAAGAATTATCTGAACAGGTTCTTGAACTTATAAACAGTTTAGGAATTAAGGCAAAGATTATAAAAAGAAAATCAATGCTTGATGGTAGAAAAATAAGTGATATTTATAACATTACGTTCTTTGCTGATAAAGGTACAAGGGTATTTCGTCTTAGCAGAAAGTATGAAAGGCAAAAAGACCATTTGTGCGACAGAATGAAAGCAAAGAGCATTGTCAATATTGAAAAAATCGGCGCAGTTCCTTCTAAGTGCATCATGGTTGCAGACAGAGAACATTTATATCTTGCAGGAAAGCATTTCACGCCAACACATAACACATATACAGTTGGAACAATCTTTATTATTCTGTTTCTTACTGAGCCTAGGTTCTCAAAGTTCTTTTCAGTTGCACCAGATGGCGCATTGTCAAGAGAGATAAAAGAAGCAATATCTGACACAATTAAAAGCAGTCCGCTTATTTATGAGTATAAAGGAACAAAGCGTTTCAAGCTGTTAAGGGACTACATCAAATTCAAACCGAATGAAAACACGTTGATCCCGTTAGCATACAGCAACAACCGTATGGACGGACGTATGCCGAATGCATTTATCGCAGATGAAGTTGGAGCATTGCCAAACGGTTATCCTGTCGAAGCAATGAGATCTGGACAGCTAAACGTTGTTAACAAATTAGGGTTCGTTATCAGTACAAAATATCCGACAATTGACAATCCTTTCGAGGACGAGGTCGCGTATGCCAAGAAGGTTCTGGACGGCATCGAGAAAGACGATACAGTTTTTGCACTTTTGTATGAACCTGACAAAACATCAGACTGGGAAACAGACAATCTTGTTTTGAAACAGGCGAATCCTGCATCATTGGAAATACCTGAAATCTGGGATGATCTTGTCAAGAAGCGTGCGAGAGCCATTGCCATTGAGAACGAGCGAGAGAACTTTGTTACAAAGCACTGCAATATCATTTATCAAGGTCAGGGAACAGAAACATTCATTGATGTTAAGGATGTTCAGGCGTGCAAGGTTGCTGACATTGACTGGAACGGCAGAGTTGTATATTTAGGTGTCGACCTTTCAGAATCGAATGATAATACATCTGTTGCCATGGTTTCTGTAGATGATGATGATAACATTCTTGCAGAAAGTTTTGCATTCATTCCGGCAGACAGGATCACAGAGAAAACAATCTCGGAGCGTGTGAACTATCAGGAATTGCTGAAAAGTGGGAAAGTGCTTGCGTGCGGTGACAGAGTTATATCATATGCGTTTGTTGAACAATTCATTTTGAGCCTTGAGAGCCGTTATAACGTACAAATACAGGCGATTGGATATGATAGATGGAATGCATTAAGCACAGCGCAGAAATTGGCTAATGAGGGATACAACACGGTTCAGATAAAGCAGTATTCAAGCGTGCTACATTCTCCGACAAAGAGGATGAAAGAAGCAATACTTAAACAGAAATTCAAATACACAGAGAACAAACTTCTTGAAATCAATTATCAGAATGCGAAATGTGCATATGACACAAACAAAAATATGTATGTCAGCAAGAAAAAGAGCAATGGCAAGGTTGATATGGTTGTATCACTTATCAATGCAATTTACCTTCTTGAGCAGGATTATTTCCTGAATGAAGGTGACTTCACATTCCAGATGATTTAATTGATATAAACGTACATTTATGCTAATATATAAGCGTAAAAATGTTTCAAATAGAAAATACTACAAAGGGGCGGTAATGAGAGTGGCACTATTCAAAAAAATTATGAATAAAATAAATCTTAACGACCAGAGCGTAGAGTTGAATGATGTGCTGTTGTCGGCATTGCTCAATAATGAGAATATCACAAGGGATAAAGCACTGACACTTCCTGCCATATCAGGTGCCGTTGATTTTATCAGTGGTTCGATTGCGTCAATGCCTGTTAAACTTTACAAGTACAAAAACGGCAAAGTTGAGGAAGTTCAGAGAGACAGCCGTGTACGAATGCTTAATGGCGACACTGGAAACACGCTTGACGGGTTTCAGACAAAAAAAGCAATGGTCGAGGATTACTTACTTGGCAAGGGTGGATATTGTTATATCCAAAGAGACAGACAGAACAACGTAACGGCGCTGAAATATATTCCAGATATGAATGTTACCGTGTGGTCAAATTCCGACCCGATGAACCGTTTCGTACAGTTCTATGTTGGTACAAATAAAATATATCCATGGAACATGGTAAAGCTATTAAGAAACACCAAAGACGGTGCAAGTGGGAAAGGATTGACTGAAGAAATTTCAAAAGCAATTGAAACGGCATACAGTACGTTGGTTTATCAGCTTGGACTGGTTCAGACAGGCGGTAATAAAAAAGGATTCTTACAGGCAGAGCGTAGGCTTGGACAGGAAGAAGTGGACAAGCTTAAAGAAGCATGGAAGAGGTTATACGCCAACAACACTGAGTCCGTCATGGTTCTAAACAACGGCATCAAGTTTCAGGAGTCGTCAAATAGTTCGGTTGAAATGCAGTTAAACGAAAGCAAGAAGACTTTACAGGATGAAATAAATGGAGTATTCCATATTCACAGTGACTTCAATTTGACATTTAAGGAAGCAATCTATCCGATTGTTAAAGCATTTGAGACAGCACTCAACAGTACGTTGCTGTTGGAAAAAGAAAAGAAAAACTTCTTCTTTGAATTTGACACGAAAGAAATTGTGAAAGCAACCATCAAAGAAAGATTCGATGCTTACAAGGTTGCAAAAGATACAGGACTTATGACTATCAATGAGTTGCGCCGAATGGAAAATCTCAATTACATTGAGGGCATGGACGTGATCAACGTCGGACTTAGCGCAGTATTGTATGATACCAACACAGGAACATATTACACGCCAAACACTGGACAGGTGACAGGTGGAAATGAAGAAGAAGAAGAAACGGCTGAGAAAGTTAAAAAAAAGGGGGCAGATGATGAACTACAAGTACCTAAAGAATCTGACGAAAACTAGTGCAGATTTTTATATTTATGGCGATATCGTTGACGAGAACGTGCCTGACTGGTTTGGTGATAAATCAGAAACAGCAATTGACACAAACACATTCAAGGCAGAGCTTGACAGTTTGAATGGTGTAACAGACTTTAATATTTACATCAATTCAGGTGGTGGCTCAGTGTTTGCAAGTTCAGCTATGGTCAGTATGTTAAAGAGATTCAGACAGAACACTGGGGCGAAGATTCATGCATATATTGATGGATTGTGTGCAAGTGCAGCAACGTATCTTGCCATGGTTGCAGATGATCTCAATATTTACAAAAATTCTGTGCTGATGATTCACAAGCCAATGACATATGCTTATGGAAATGCTAACGAGCTACAGCATGACATTGACACATTGAATCTGATTGAATCTGGAACGATGTTGCCAATGTATGAAGCAAAGGCAAAAGAAGGGATCACAGCAGAGAATATCGCAGAACTGGTTGGCAACGAAACATGGTTCTGTGGGAATCCTGATGATGATATGTACATCGGAAATTATTTCAATGTGAACGCATTGGACAGTGTGAAGGATGTACAGGCATGTGCAACGGACTTATTCAGAAACTACAAGCATGTGCCAGATGCATTAAAAAAGCCAAAACAGGTTAAAAAGCCTGTCGAGGATCGTGTGCTTGATTATTCAGCATACGAGAATATTATTAGTTCATTAAAGAAAAACGGAGGGGTGAATAAATGAACGTAAAAGAACTCATTGAAAATCGAAATTTAAAAGTCGCTCAGATGGAGAAACTGCTAACAACTGCAAAGGCAGAAAACAGATTACCGTCTGAAGACGAAAAAAAACAGTTTGCAAACCTTGAAAAAGAAGTAAAGGACATTGATACAACTGTTGCTATGTATGATCAGATGGCAGAAATGAGCATGAAGCCAGTGCCAAGCGCACCTGTTGAAATGACAAATGCAGAAAAAGATCACAAAGCATTTGAAAATGCAATCAGGGGCATTGTGAATACTGACACACCTACAATGCCTGCTGATGCAAAGACACTTATTCCGACAACTGTCTGGAATGAAATCATTTCACAGGTTATTGAAATCTCACCTGTGTTCTCTATGGCAGACCGCTATAACATCACTGGTAATCTAGTTTTGCCAAAGTATGATGCACAGAATAGTTCTATCGTGATGCAGTATGCAGATGAAGGAACTACAGCAGAGTCTGGTAAAGTTGTAATCAGCCAGATCACTCTTGGTGGATTCCTTGCACGTTGCCTTGCAAAAATCTCAAAGAGCTTGATTAACAATTCCAATTTCGATATTGTGGGCTTTGTCGAAGCAAAAATGGCACAGGCAATCGCACTATATTTCGAGCATGAAATTCTTTTCGGTACAGAAGGAAAGGTTGAAGGTTTAAAGGGCATTACATCAGATATGACTGTTACAACTGCCACAGCCACAAAGATTACATCTGACGAGCTGATGGATGTGCAGGACAAGGTAATCGACAACTATCAGGCTAATTCCGTATGGATTATGAACCGTGAAACTAGAAATGCAATCAGAAAGTTAAAGGATAATGAAGGCGATTATTTATTGAACCGTGACTTTACAGCAAAATGGGGATATACACTTCTAGGTAAGGATGTTTATTGTTCTGATGCAATGGACAAGATGCTTGCAGGAAAAACAGCCATTTATTACGGTGACTTCTCTGGTCTAGCTGTGAAGGTTTCAGAAAATGCTAACATGCAGGTATTGCAGGAAAGATATGCAGAGGAACATTTGCTAGGCATTCTTGCTTTCGTTGAGTGGGATGCAAAGGTTGCCGATACTCAGAAACTTGCAAAACTTGTGATGGGAGCAGGCAAATAAGAAAGGGTGAAGCAATATGGAAGTAAGCAAAGTCAGTGATATTACAGAAGAATGCGTTGCAGACTATTTGAGATTGGACGAAGTAACAGACAGCGATATAAATACATTAACCATGCTTATTTCCATCGCTACTTCTTTCATCGAAAACTATACTGGGATTGATGATCTTGACAAATATCCTGAATTTGTGATTGTGGTGCTTATTCTTTGTCAGGACATGTGGGATAACAGAACGATGTATGTTGACAGCAAGGACTTGAACAACACGGTGCAGAGCATTCTCGCGATGCACAGTGTGAATCTGTTGTGAGGTGTGAACAATGTTAAACGCAGGGAAGTATTCAAAGCGTATCACAATTTACAAAACGGTGATTGTGACAGATGATGATGGCTTTCAGACAGAACAGAAGAAGGTGATTCTTACACCGTATGCATATGTTAGAACGACAAAAGGATTTACGCTGATTGCGAACAATTCTGATTTTGAGAAAGCATACACCAACTTCACAATTCGTTATCCGAAAACAGAGATCACAAGGGATATGCTGATTGAGTTCCACGGCAAAACTTATTCCATTGAATATCTGAACAATGTTGATGAAGACAGCGTAGAATTAGAAATACAGGGGAAGGAAGTGACTCATTGATGGCAAAGATTGTTTTTGATATTGATGATAGCGTTCTGAAGGATATATCTTACATCGACAAGCAGTTTGATCACATCTTTGGTGGTATGACACAAGCAGGTGCAGAGGTAGTTCACAAGAACGTTATTTCGGCACTTCCAGAGGCGCTGAAAAGTTCAGGTTTCAAAAAAAACGTGAAGCTGTCACGCGTGTATAAAACACCGTCAGATGATGGCATCAACACGAAAGTCATGATCACTGGATATTTCAAGAACAAGGAAGGCAAGAAGACTCCTGCTCCACTTGTTGCTAATATGTTCGAGTATGGCAGTGACAAAAGGAAATATCCAAAGCATCCTTTTTTCCGAAAGTCTTTCAAAAAGTCACAAATCATGAAAGCAATGGAAGAAGCGCAGAAGAATTTGAGCGGGGGTCTGTTGGATGAATAACCTCATTGAAAAAACATTGAGCGACTTCACGGTCAATGGAAAAAAAATTTCAGTTAAGTTTTTGCGATATAATGGCAACGAGGAAACATACATCACTTATATGGAAACAGATGCGGACAGTGTGTTACATGGTGATGATGAATTGCTTAATTATGTCGAGTATTACGATTTTGATATTTACTCAAAAGGCAATTACAAGCCGATTATCAAGGCATTAAAGGGATTGCTTACGAGTGTTGGGTTTATGTGGGAACCTGACAGATCATCCGAAGATATGTATGAGGATGATACGAAGTATTATCACAAGACATTATGTTTTTCAATAGAAAGGAGCGAATAATGGCTAAAATCGGGTTAAATAACTTCCGATACTCAAAACTTACGGAATCGGAAGAAGGAACAGCAAAATATGATGGCGCGAAAAAGCCAGCCAAGGCTATTTCCTGTAAGGTGGATATTTCTAACAATGATGCATCTTTATATGCTGATGATGCGTTGGCAGAAAGCGATACATCTTTCCAGAAGGGTTCTGTTACAATCGGCATTGACAACGAAGATGTGCAGACAATGGCAGACCTTCTGGGACATGAGGTTTCAGAAGATCAAGCAGAGCTTGTCAGAAGTGCAAACGATATTGCGCCTTACGTAGGTTTCGGAAGAATCGTCACAAAGATAGTGAACGGAGCTTACAAGTACACAGTAGAATTCTTATGCAAGGTTAAATTCTCAGAACCTTCTCAAGATGATTCTACAAAGGGTGAAAGCGTATCATTCAGCACAACTGAACTTGCAGGAACGGTTGCAACATTGGCAGATGGCACATGGTCAAAATCTAAAACGTTTAATACAAAGACTGAAGCTGTCACATATCTTGAAGGACTGATGGCAAATACTTCAGCCAAAGAAGGAGATTCAAGACAGGGTTAGTCCCTGTCTTATTTTTTTTAGGAGGGTAAACATGAAGGAAATCTCAAAGACACTTGAATACAAAGGAAAGAAATACAAGCTAGTTTTCAATTTGAACGTGATGCAAGTTATTCAAGATAAGTACAGAACACTTGAATACTGGGGCAAACTCACAGATGGTGCAAAAAACAATGGTGAGCCAAACGCAAAAGCTGTTATCTTTGGAATCACGGCAATGCTGAATGAAGGAATTGACATCGATAACGAAGAAAATGGTACAGAGGAAAAGATGCTTACTAAAAAGCAGGTAGGCAGAATGATCACGGAAATTGGCTTGAAATCATCCGCACAGCTGATGAACGGTGTTGTCGTTGACAGCACGCAGAGTGCCGAAAAAAACGCATAATACCCGATGAGGATGAACCAGAACCAATAGACTTTACATGGTTTTACTTTATCGGGCGTAACAAGCTTGGCTTTACATTCCATGAGGTTGGCAGATTGACACTGACAACTTTCAACCTGTTTTACAAGCATTATAAGAACGATTTTGACTTTGAGCTGATGCTTGAAAAGACAGGAACAACATATGCAAAAGCATATGAAAAATCGCAACATGAGGACGACTGGTTTTAAGGGGGTGAGTACATGGCATTAGGTGGAACAATTAAACTTCAGGGCGAGAGTGAATATAGACGAGCATTACAGCAGATCACACAGAACTTGCGAGAAGTATCATCAGAAATGAAGATCGTCACGAGTACATATGAAAAGAACGACACAAGCACCGATGCATTGACAGCCAAGAGTGATGTGCTGAACAAGCGACTTGAGGAACAGAAGTCAAAGTTGAAGTTAGTTTCTGATCAGTACAAGCAATATCAGAATGCTGTTAAGAAATCGGCTGATGAGCATACACAGCTTGGTGAAAAGTTGGAAAATGCAAAGGGAAAGCTTGCAAGCATCGAAGCACAGTCTGGAAAAAATACCAAAGAGTATGAAGAACAGAAAAAGGCCGTTGATGATCTTCAGAAACAGTATGATGAAAGTTCAACGGCGCAGGACAAAAACAAGAAATCATTGTCACAGCTTGCAGTGCAGATGAACAACGCAAAAGCCGATGTTATCAAGACAACAAAAGAGATTGACAACCTCGGCAAAGAATCTGATGGTAGTGCAAAACAGGTTGATAATTTATCGAAAAAGATGGGTGATGCTGATGGCACATCAAAAAACCTTAATGATGGTTTCACAGTACTCAAAGGCACGATGGCTAATCTTGCATCACAGGCAATCAGTAAGGTTGTTGATGGATTCAAGTCGCTTGTAGGTGGTGCGGTGGACTATCAGAAGTCAATGGAATACTACACAACATCGTTTACGGTCATGACAGGTTCAGCAGACAAGGCAAGCGAGACGGTAAAAAAACTTGCTGATATTGGAGCAAAAACGCCATTTGATATGCCACAGCTTGCAGATGCAACATCTTTGTTGATGAACTTTGGTTTTAATGCTGATGATGCTGTCAATAGTATGATGATGCTTGGCGATATATCGCAGGGAAATGCTGACAAGCTGGACAGCATTTCGAGAGCATACGGCAAAATGAGCTCAGCGCAGAAAGTATCGCTTGAAGACATCAACATGATGATTGATGCAGGATTCAACCCATTACAGGAAATCTCAGAACATACAGGAGAAAGCATGCAAAGCTTGTATGACAGAATATCAAAAGGAAAAATGTCGGTGGATGAAATCACGGATTCTATGAAGCGATCAACGTCTGAAGGTGGCAAATACTTTAAGTCAATGGATGCACAGTCTCAGACTTTGGACGGTAGACTTTCTACATTGAGTGATACAATCAATTCAAAACTTGGTGAAGCATTACAGCCCATTTTACAAAAGGCCGCTGACGAGTGGATCCCAGACATTACAAATGCAATTGATAATATGGATATTGATTCTGTCGTTTCTGTTATTGATGATATTATTTCAGGTGTTGGTGATTTATTCGGATTCATTATGGACAATGGCGATACGATTATTTCTCTCGTTGCAGGAATCGGAACGGCAATGTTGACGTGGAAGGTTGCAAGCATGATTAACGGCGTAGTTGGAGCAGTTAAAGCATTTCAGGTTGCTAATGAGGGTGCATCTGTTGCACAGGCATTGCTTAATGGTGTGATGAATGCCAACCCAATTATGTTGGTTGCTACGTTGCTTGCAGGACTAATAGCAACAATCGTTACATTATGGAATACAAACGAGGGATTCCGTAATGCTGTTATAAACGTGTGGAATGCATTCAAGGACACGGTCGGAAATGCAATCACGGCAGTTGGTGGATTCATAGACAACCTCATATCGTGGTTTCAGGCTCTTCCTGGGCGTATTGGCACATTCCTTGGTAATGTTATAAGCAACGTACAGAACTGGGCTTCTAACATGGTTTCTAGGGCTTTTGAGACAGGTTCTAGATTTGTCAATGGTGTTGTATCATTCATTCGTGGTCTTCCATCTGCTGTATGGAATTGGCTGTCAAACACATTGAATAACGCATGGAATTTTGCGAGACAGTTGGCACAAGCAGGAGCAAATGCAGCATCTGGGCTTGTAAATAACATTGTCGGGAAAATCAGAAGTCTTCCAGGTCAGCTGTATAACTGGGGTGTTGATATGGTCAAGGGTATCGCAAACGGCATCAGAAATGCGATTCATCATGTCACAAGTGCAGTCAGCGATGTTGCAAACAAGATCAAGTCTTTCCTTCATTTCTCAAGACCTGATGAAGGACCTCTTGCTGAATACGAAAGTTGGATGCCTGACATGGTACAGGGATTGAGTGATTCACTTAAAAAGGCAAGCCCTGAGCTTATCAGTCAGACAGAAGCATTGGCGAGTGGAATGTCTGACGCATTCAATGTGAATGGCAGTGTTTCTGCAAGTGGTGGAAGAAGCTACGATTATCTGGTTGAGGCATTCAAGGATGCACTATCACAGGTCAAAATCGAGATGGACGATGAAGAGATGGGCCATTTCGTTGATAAAACTGTTACAAAGCTGATTTATGAATAAGGCGGTGAAAATATGAGAAATTACGTTATTCAAAATGGAAAAGACAGCCGATATTTAAAAGGATTGCTGATTCAGGAATTGCCACCGATTACCAAGCCTTTGATGCGTACAAGCATTGAGCAGATAGACGGTCGTGATGGCGATGTGATCACAAGGCTTGGATATTCAGCTTATGACAAAAAAATGAAGATCGGTCTGTTTGGCGACTATGATATTGATGATATTATTCCGTTTTTCAATTCAAGCGGAACAGTAACATTTTCGAATGAGCCAGAAAAATACTACGTGTACGACATTCTAGATGCGATTGATTATGAGCGCCTTATGAGGTTCAGAACGGCTGAGATCACGTATCATGTACAGCCATTCAAATACAGCAGTATTGAGAAACTGAAGGTGTTCAGCAATCCGACAAGTGCTATCACAGTTAGAAATAACGGCAATTATGTTTCTAAGCCGATTATTCATATCAAAGGAACAGGGACTATCAATCTGTCGTTGAATGGTGTGCAGCTGTTCCGTATTGACTTGAGTACGACAAATTCCATCACGATAGACACGGGAAGGCTTGAGGCGTACAATGATGATGCATTGATGAACCGATACGTTGTCGGAAATTATGACAAGTTCGTCCTTAAAGTTGGGGCGAACTCCGTGTCATGGGATGGAACATTGACTTATATTGCGTTTGAAAAGCTTTCGAGGTGGATATAATGAGAACAAATTTTGAAATGATCAGGGGCGACACGTTTAGCTTTGCATTCGAAGTTGAGTTTGACGAAGCTCCTCAGAAATTGGAAAAAGCAGATTTTACATGCAAAATGAATTTTGACGATGATGATGTAGTGTTCCATAAGGAATTAGAAAAGGGAATCAATTTTTCAAAACAGGATGGCACAAAGCTGTATTACATTGTTCGTGTTGCTCCAGAGGATACAAAAAATATTGAGGCAGGATTGTATTATTATGACCTGTCAATTGAACTTAATGGGGATGTATTTACAATTCTCAATGGAGCACTAAAGATAGGAGAGGACGTGACAAGATGAGCGAATATTATAAACCAATCGTAAAAATATTGATGCTTAAAGGTAAGGACGGGGACGGAAAAGGAATCTCAAGTATTAGCAAAACAGGCACAAGTGGGCTTGTAGACACTTACACAATCATGCTGACAGACGGCACCAAGTCAACATTTACGGTTACGAACGGTGCAAAGGGTGACAAAGGCGATGCAGGGCCTCAAGGACAGCAGGGTGACAAAGGCGATGCAGGGCCTCAAGGACAACAGGGCGTAAAAGGTCAGGACGGGCAGAGCATCAAGGAAATCAAAAAAACTAGCACAAGTGGGCTGACTGATACTTACGAAATATCACTTACAGATGGAACTAAAAAATCATTTACAGTAAGCAACGGCAAAGGCATTAAATCAATCGTAAAGACATCAACAAGTGGATTGGTTGATACATATACGATTACATACACTGATAGCACAACATCAACATTTACAGTGAAGAATGGTGAGAGTGTTAAGGAATGGGTTACTTTAGTTGATGACAGTAAGACTGTTGAAAATCTAAGCACAATCGAGTTTGATTTGGCAAATGCAGAATTACATGATGAGTTTAGATTATACGTTGAGGTTGGTAAGAATGCGAATGCTGACGAAAAACAACATAACTTAAATATCAATATAAACGGCATGGCCGTAGGATATTACCTGTTTAACACAAAATGGGATGCCAACTACATTAAATATTTTGAATTTGAGAAATTGCCAAAACCAAGAATCCTTACAAGCACAACTTCTAGTGTTAATGTTAGTTTTAATGCGCAGAACGTATTAGTTATGTATAACAATCTCGGAGCAGAAACAGGAAACGGAAAAATTCTCTTCAATTTTCCAACTAATTACAAATATACGGGTACTATTAAAGTGCAACTGTATGCTAGATAAAGGAGTGGTTATATGTGACTAACCAATTCGTGAGGGGGTACAGAGTACCTTATTAGAAGACGATTCAATTTATTAAGAAAGGAGGTTTAAAGATGATTAGATTGTTTTCCAGCAACGATAAAACATTTACCACAAACGGCGATATTGTCATAAAGCCATTAAAGGCAAAAGTACACAAAGAGGATAATGGGTCTTTCTATTTGGACTTAGAAACAAGCCTTGATTATGTTGATGATCTAATTGAGAATAGAATTATTGTGGCAAATACCCCACAAGGTGAGCAAGCATTTAGAATAACTAATGTTGAGCAGACACGAAAAAAGATAAGTGCTAAATGCTATCATGTGTTTTACGATAGCCAAAACTATCTAATCGCTGATAGCTATGTGGTTGACAAAAATTGTAATGACGCACTTGATCACTTAAACAACGCTACGGACAATACAAGCCCATTCACGACGCTTTCAGACGTCACAAGGATAAATTCATTTAGATGTGTTAGAAAAAGCCTTTACGAGGCAATACAGACGATTTTAGAGCGTTGGGGTGGTCATCTAGTAAGAGACAACTACACAATAGCCATAAGAAACGCAATAGGAAAAGACAACGGCGTTGTTGTAAGATACGCAAAAAACCTGAAGGAAATCAACTGCGAGTATAACTGGGATAACGTAGTGACTAAGCTAATGCCAGTTGGCAAAGACGGGCTTTTATTAGATGAAAAGTATATTTATAGCAACACACAATATGACATACCATATACGAAATGTGTTTCTTTTGAACAAAATGGTATTGATGAAGAAGACTATAAGGACTCTGACGGCAATTTAAACGAGGCATCTTATAAAAACGCATTGATGAACGACTTAAGATCGCAAGCGCAAGACTATGTTAATGCCAACTGCAAGCCTAGCGTGAATTATAAGCTGAAAGCAAACCTTGAAAAGATTACTGATGTAGGAGATACGATTGTTGTAAAAGACGAAAGATTAGGCTTAGACATTACAACAAATGTAATAGCTTATGACTATGATTGTATCTTAGAAAGATATACCGAACTTGAATTTGGAAACTTCAAGCAAAAACTATCTAATCTAGTTGAAAGTATAACTAGCAGTACGCAACAAACTATACAGGAAAATAACAAAGTTATTAAAGTTACGCTGAGTGATGAGTTAAAAACCGCGACGGATAAAATATTGAGCGCTATGAGCTCCTCATACGTTATTTATGAAGGAGACAAGATTCTTGTGGTTGATGCATTACCAAAGGAAGAAGCTCACCACGTTATCATGATTAACAGCGGTGGTATTGCATTTTCAAGCACTGGTATCAATGGAACTTTTAAGAGCGCATGGACTATTGACAACGTATTAAACATGGAACAAATCAATGTTATCAATATGACGGCTGATTTAATTAAAGGCGGAACGTTGAAACTAGGATCTAACCTTAATCAATTTGGAACTCTTGAAATCTATGACGAGGCTAACAATTTAATTGGTGTCCTTGATAAAAATGGATTGCGCTTGAACGGTGTAGATGATAGCTATATTGTCATCAATAACGAAATCGGCTTTGCTGGATATGATAGAAATGGCACAAAAATATATTGGGTATCAAAAGACGAGTTTCATCAGAAAAAGAGTGTTGTTGAGGAAGAAATAACACTTTGTAACAAAATGAGATTTATACCAATTACTTTGTACGATAATGACGGAAAAATTACCAATGATGGAATTGGTTTGGTTTCAACTATGGGAGGTAATTAGCTATGGCTTCAAATGGAAGTTTCAATACTAATAGTTATGACGGGCGACACGTACAGTTTTCGTGGAATGTCGCAAGCCAAAGTGTAGCTAATAATAATACTACAATCAATTGGAGCATTAGCGCAGTTGGTGGTAGTTCAAGCTGGTATAGATCTAATCCAACGGGTGTATATATCAACGGCAACTGTGTTTATTATAACGGCACAAGGGTGCAGCAGTACAAAGGTACTATTGCAAGCGGTTCTTATACAATAGCTCATAATTCAGAGGGGAACGCTTCTTTTAGTGCTAGCGTATCGAGCGCAATCTATAGCGCTTCTACAAACTGTAACGGTTCTGGATCGTGGAGCTTGCCACAAATTGCAAGAGCGAGCCAGCCATCATGTATCACGTGGCCGAACACAACCGAAAATATTGGTTATATTGGCAGTACAATAACGATCCACATGAATAGTCATAGTAGCGCATTCACACATACCGTTAGATATTCTTTTTATGATTTAAATGAAACGATAGCAACAGGTGTAAAAGATAACTGTCGTTGGACTATACCAGATTCTTTTTATAGCAAAATGCCAAACTTAAATAGCAGTTGGGGTACTATTTATGCTGATACATACAACGGTTCAACAAAAATAGGGACTAAATCTGTTAAATTTACGTGTAATGTAGCAAACGCAAACCCCACAATTGATAAAATTGATTATTATGATAGCAACCAAAAAACATCCGATATAACTGAGGATAATCAAATAATCATTAGAAATAACAGCAATTTGGAATTTAAGCTAACCAACTTGATCGCGTTGAAATATGCAACCTTGTCAAAAGTTGAAATATTGCTTAACGGAATTACAAAAAGCGCTACTTTGAGTGGTTCAAGCGTTCCTTCTCAGGTAATTAATTTTGGAATTGTCAACTCATCATCAAACTTAACTGCTTCAATTTTCGTTATTGATAGCAGAGGGAATAAAACGAGCTACTCAAAAGATATAACTATTGTTGACTGGGTTCAGCCTAGCGCAATTATTAATTGTCAAAGAGAAAATAATTTCTATTCAACAACACATTTAACCGTTGATGGCAGTATATCAAGCATTAATGATAAGAACGTAATTAAAATTCAATATCAGTACAAAAAAACAACTGATACAAATTATTCAACATTAAACACAATTCAAGATAACACGCAAACAAGTTTTGACATTGACAATAAATTTGCGTGGGATATAAGAGTTATAGTCAGTGACTTGATAGGCTCAACAACTTATAATTTATTTGTTGATAAGGGTATACCAATTATTTATTTTGACAGGCTTTTAAGTTCAATGGGCGTCAACTGCTTTCCAAAGTATGATAACAGTTTTGAAGTAAATGGCGTGAGCCTTAGTGGCAAGGTGCTTTACAACAGTGCAAATGGAACAGCAGAAACTGTCACATTATCAGACAGTGCGGAAAATTATACTTATCTTGAAATCTTTTACAGATCATCAGGTGATAATGCTTGTGGAAGTGTTAAGGTATTCAGCCCGAACGGAAAACTTGTGCATTTAGGTACGATTCACTATATTGCGGATTATGATTATGCAAAGTTTGCTCTTGTGAGTGTGTCGAAGTCAATGATCACATTCAGTCAGAATTATCAGATCATTTTGAAAAGCAACGGCTCAACATATTCAGCAGAAAATGCGATTTTTATAACTAGAGTGGTTGGATATTAAACAAAATCATGATATACTATGAGTGCAGTGTTTCATGTTCACTGCATTCCTTTCTCAGCCTGTCGAAGCTTTCGGCGGGCTGTTTTTTTATTTGAAAAATTCTATACTAACTTGTTATAGCCTACAGGTTAGCATATCTTAGTAAAGAAAAAATCACCGTTTGCATTCGGCGATTGATTGGTGTATATTATAGATGTATTTTCGTTGACATTGGTCATAAATTCTCCTAGTAAAGAGCAGGCAGAAATGTCTGCTTTTTACTTGAAGAAAACTTCTATTCCATCAGGTGAAACATGTACAGAATCAAGGACATTTCGCCACAGTGTGCGCTTGTTTTCACGCGTGAGATTCTCATATATTGAGCGCCAACCGCTATTCAAAAATTGGTTAAGATGATCAGTGCTTTTAGGCTTGAAAGATTCAAGCCTTTTTATTTTGTCTTCCGTTTCTGCATATAGGCGCTCATAGGTACTTACAGGCATACGCTTTTTGATGAAGATATAATTCAGATTATCAAGCTCTTTTCTTAGTTCTTTTAATTCCTTTTCAGTTGTGTTTTTTGTCTCAGACGTGATGCTTGATATTGTGGCTATATGATCTTTAAGCAGGGCATCAAGGTTAGACAACAGATATTTTTCCGTTGCCAATTCCGCATAGTGCTTTTTGTGTGTGCAGGTATGCACCGAGTGGGCATTGTTGCATCGGTAATAATAGTATCGTTTGCCGCCTTTTGGATGGCTCACTCCAACAAGCTTAGAACGGCATTCTGGGCATCTTAACAGTCCAGTGAATAAATATACATGGCGTTGTATTCCCGTGCGTATATTGGCTTGTAATGCGGTCTGAACGGCATTGTATGTTTCTTTCGTGATGTATGGTTCAGCGTAATTGGAGTTTCCACGGTATGATCCTGCATAAAATTCATTCTTTAAAATGTGCATGTAGGACATGTAAGGCCTAGAGAGTCCGTATTTCTTGTTGACGTATTCGACAGTGTAATGAACTGATTGATGCAGGAGAAATGATTCGAAAATATCTTTCACTATTGGCGCTTTGGATTCATCAATTGCAATGCGTTTATTGCCGTTTTCTGTGGCAATCCTGTAACCAAAAGGAACGTTCCCAGTGATTGGTTGACCTTGGGCGACCTTGTACTCAAATACGGCTTTGATGCGTTCAGAGCCTTTTTTCAGTTCATGTTCTGCAAGGTTGACTTTAAGGTTGAACATGAACAATCCGTTCGCAGTGGACGTGTTTATATCGTCTTCACAAATGGAAATCATGGCAACATTGTTTTGCTGAAGAAGTTCAAGCATCTTGTTAGCTTCGAGAACGTTACGGGAAAGACGGTCAAGGCGTGTGAAAGCTATGGCATCAAGATTTTTCAGGTTTGAAAGCATGGATTGCAGTTGAGGGCGTTTCATTGTGCTTGCTGAGAATCCTTCGTCAATGTAGATATGTAGTAGGTCATGACCGTTGTCGTTGCACCATTGTGTTATTTCGTCAATTTGTGCTTGTATTGAATATCCATATTTTTTTTGTTCGTCAGTGGAAACACGAGCATATCCTGCCACTCGCAGTTTTTTTCTCATAAAAAATCCCTCCGATTGATTGAAAATAAAAAAAGCAGTCCATACTAGCCATTGAAAGGCGGTGAGCATATGGACGCTGAAAGTTTCTATTCTTTGCTGTTTAATCTTTATGCTGAACAAGAAGATCTCAAAATTGAATATGAGTTAGACAACTCTTTTTTTTCGACAGATGGTTTCAATCAGAAACATTCTTGCTGTCAAGGTACAGTTTCATTATCTTCAGATACAGTTCATCTTTCTCAGGTTCAGGAAGATCATGAAACAGAGACTCGATGCGCAGTGTGAGGTCTGTCGTTTCATCATAGGTTGACGTATCAATGCCAAAATATGAAATGTCAATGCCGTAAACCTCGCAAAAACGTTTCAAAGTGGAAAGAGTCAAGGAACGTTTCCCAGACTCAATATTCGATATTGCAGGTCTTGAAAGTCCAACAAGATCAGCAAGCTCAGACTGTTTAAGATTACGGGAGTTACGTAGTTCTTTGAGTTTCCTTCCGATTGATTTATTGTTAATCATTATTTTTACACCACCTAAAAAGTTTATATTTCGATAATAACACACCGTAGCTATTTGAAACAATAAAAAATAATCGTCTTTTGATGAAAAGTAGTTGCAATTTGATTGCAAGGGTCTATAATGTAATGCAGAAAGGGGGCACGAAATGAAAAGAGCAGAACTGAAAGCATTCAGAATATCAAAGGGTTATACTCAGAAGGATGTTGCAGAAATGCTTGGAATATCAACGAGCCATTATGCTTGTATTGAGCAGGGAACGCATAATCCTTCTACAGAGCTTGTTAAATTGTTCTGCAAAGTATTTGGGTATGAAAATGCGAATTTGATTATTGGGAGCTGAAAACATGTATGAAATCGTAGCAGAAATCGTAAAAAACGGTTACGCAGAAGAATTGAACAAAATTATTAAACAGTACGAATTGGATGTTTCAAAAAGAAAGGAAATCGAGGAAAATGAAAGGATTTGAAAACATTACACCAGAAATCGCAACAGATTTAATCGAGCTGGTAAACCAGTTGAAAGGACTTGAAAAGTCCGCACAGGTCAACTATTCAGTGAAAAACAGGAATACAGGAGAATGGATGCGCAAGGCATTTGATTATGTGCCACTTGACAACATTTTAAACAAAATCAAAGAAAATCAGAACTTTGCATTGCTACAGCCTATCGGCATTGATGAAAACGGGGTGTGTGGCGTTAAGTGCATTCTTGTGCACAAGAGCGGTCACGTATTTGAAACAAGTACTTATCCGTTTACAGTAAATGCAGGTGCGAAGATACAGGACGAGGGCGCAGAAATCACATACCGCAAGCGTTATTCATTAGGCGCATTCCTTGGCATGGCAACAGAGGAAGATACGGATGGCAATGATGATGAAGCAACTAACAGCACGGAACGCAAGGCATCACCAAGACAGATTGAAGTATTGAGCAAGGCCTATACAGGCGAGAATCTTGAAAAGCTGTTAATGATGAACAAGATTGAAAAGCTGGAAGATATGCCGATGTCAAAGGCAAGCGAGTTGATTGGAAAAATCATGAAGCAGAGAAAGGCGGAAAATCATGAATAATTACGTTAAATATGTAGTGTGTAAACACACTGATAATGGCAAGATATATCTGTTCTATGCACCGTTTTTTTCAAACATCAATAGCGGTGACGAAGTGTTAGTTGATACGCAGTTCGGAGAGAAAAGAGCAACTGTGCTTGAAACTTGTGATGTTGGCACTGGTTCAGATGTTGAAAAAACATTGTTGATGCTTTCAGGAGCAAACAAAAAGACAATTAAAAGAGTTATCGGAAAGTATAATTTTGCAAAATTTGACTATGAGGATGATGAAAACAATGGCTAATATTATTGAAATAACAGGATCAGATGTTACTTTTTCTAAAGAAGTATGTGAGAAAATCATCAGCCTTGAGAAACAGGCGAAAGATATCAAGAAACAGCAGGACAGCATGAAGAAAGAAATTCTTGATGCTATGCAAAAGTACGGCGTATTAAAGCTCGACAACGAGTTTCTGAAGATTGCATTCATTCCAGAGCATGATACAGAAAAGTTTGACAGCAAGACATTCAAGGAAGAGAATCCTGACGTATATGACTTGTACGCCAAAATCTCAAAAGTGAAACCATCCATCCGCATCACGGTGAAGTGATGGAAACATTCGACATTAAAGGCGGTACGCTTGAATTTTTTCCTGAAACTCATACATATCTGTATGATGGGCTTATGTTGCCAAGTGTCTCGCAGATTCTTGGCGTGAAGTATAAAAACGATTATGCAAGCGTGCCTCCTGCCGTGTTGAATAATGCGGCTAAAAGAGGGACGGCAGTACATAAGGCAATCGAAAACTTTAATGTTTCGGGCTATGATGATGGAAGCGAAGCAGTGCGAAACTTTAAGTTTTTGCAGAAACAATACGGATTCGAGGTTCTGGACAGCGAGTTGCCACTTGTATTGTTTAAGGATGATATGCCGATTGCATGCGGACGACTGGACATGACAATGCTGATGGATGGTGAAACTGGCATTGCGGATATTAAAACAGTCAGCGCATTAAACAAGGAAAAAATCGCATATCAGCTGAATTTATACAGAATCGGACTTATGCAAAGTTACGGAGTTGATGCAAAATTCTTGAAGATCATACATCTCAGGGATGGCATCAGGAAATTTATTGACAGTCCTATAAACGAGGACATGGCATGGGAAATCATAGAAGAATATTACAGGAGTAAAGAACAATGAATACAGTTGTATTAATTGGACGTACTACAAGGGACATTGAACTAAGAAGGACAGGCAATGGAACGGCTGTTGCAAGTTTCACACTTGCAGTCAACAGGGACTTCAAGACAAATGACGGGCAGGAAGCAGATTTCATTCAGTGCGTGGCATGGAAAAAGACGGCTGAACTTTTGGAACAGTACGTACATAAGGGTGATAAGATTGCCTTAAACGGCTCTATCAGAACAAGAAATTACGAAGATAGTCATGAGAGAACAGTGTATGTTACAGAAGTATTAGTTAATCATGTTGAATTCTTAGAAACTAAGCGTGAAATGCCATCTGATAGCCATAGTAATCAAAATAAGAGTGATCCTTATAATGGCTTGGGGAATCCAGGATACGGATACGACATAGATAACAGTGAACTTCCGTTCTAGATGGTAATAACTGTATGATAGGAAATGCGAAAGCTATCATCCAGTGGTTGTTCGACCAGCAGGATGCAGAAAAGCTGTACGAGATCAAAGAGAAGAAATCGAAAAGATCATTGACAGCCAATGCGTACTACTGGTCTTTACTCAACAAGCTGGCGAGCATTATGAGAATGGATAACCAAGAATGCCACTTTCTTATGCTGAAACGATATGGACAGTATGAGGTTGTCAGCATTTGTTCAGATGTGATCCTACATGGCTATTTCAAGTACTATGAAGAAATAGGCAAAGGTACGGTAAACGGTAAGGAGTTCACGCATTACAAGATTTATAAAGGCAGTTCACAGATGGATTCTAAGGAGTTTGCTATATTGCTTGACGGCGTAAGAAGCGAATGCGAAGAGCTAGGAATACCAGTGCTAACACCGTCAGAGATAGCACAGCTTAAATTTGTAGGGGGTGATTAGTTGAGAGATTCAATTATGCCTAATGGCATGTATCAGGCTAACGGTCACACATATTATTACAGCAATCAGCGTTATGAGGGCACACATAGGCATGAAATATTTTTCGGCACTGCCAACAGAAAAAAATCAATCAAGTATGGTCTTGTCGTATTCATCAGACCTGAAGATCACAACATGTCTGAGTATGGCGTACACAACCGAAAAGGGCATGAATTTGATATGTATCTAAAAAAATTGGGGCAGGAAAGAGCCATGGACGAGTATTCATGGACAACAGATGAATTTATCGAAATCTTTGGCAGGTCGTATATTTGAGGTAGTTACATGTATAGAAAATATCACAATACAAAGACGGTTGCTGATGGAATCAAGTTCGATTCAAAGTTGGAAGCTGAACGGTATGCACAACTTAAGATTCTGGAACGTGCTGGGGTTATAAGAGGGTTGGAATTACAGCCTTCTTTTGAGCTTATACCATCATTCAAGAAGAATGGCAAGACATGGCGTAGAACCGTGTATAAAGCCGATTTCAGGTACATTTTGTGTGAAGATGATAGTTATATCATCGAGGACGTAAAAGGCTCTACAGTGGTAATTACGGACGTTTTCCGTTTAAAGCAAAAACTGTTTGAATACAAAAATCCAGATTACACAATCAGCATCGTTACAAGTAAAGACATCAAGAAGTTTCAAAAAGAAACGAAAGTCGGCAAAATGTGTTGACTTAATCACATTATGATGATAATATCAAAGAGTAGCAAAAATCTACACCACCTATTCAGTAGTTCGCGCCTGCTGAATGGCATGGCATGAAATTGAATAGGTAAAGCAGACCGTATGGCATTTAGAGCGCGAAACTAAATGTTATACGGTTTTCTGTTATTAAAGGAAAATCATATGGAAAATCGTAAAATAGAAAAGAAAGGAAACAAAAACATGAATATTTTATCATTACTTGCCAGTGACAATTACATAGTTATAAACAGAGACTTGCTCAAAAAATATGGCATAAACGTAGCATTGATGCTGTGTGAACTTGCAAGCGAGTACAATTATTTTGATCAAAACGGAAAGCTTGAGGATGGCATGTTTTATTCAACAATTGGCAACATTCATGAAAGAACAGGGCTTAGTAAATATCAGCAGTCAGAAGCATTAAAAGTGCTTGATAATATTGGAATTGTGAAATCTGTAGTAAAAGGAATACCTGCGAAAAGATATTTCAAAATTGATGTTGAGGAATTAGCAAAGCAGATTGTTAATTTTTCACTTTCTAGTTGTAAAGAAATTGGAAAACTGGATAGTGAGAAATTGGAAACAAAAAATAATAATAGAAAATTAATAAATAAAAGTAATAATATAAAAGATAAAGAAAGTAAGAAAGAAGACACCAACAATACTCAGATTGAACATGTAGAAAAAACAACATGTAGAAAAAAGAAAAAGACTATATCTTATGATGAACAGATTACAGAATACACAGAAAATGAAGAATTACAGAATGCATTGAAAGCATTCTTACAAATGAGGTCATTCATCAAGAAACCTATGACAGAGTATGCTCTTAAACTCATGCTTAAGAAACTTGATGAATTGGGAAATACAGACGATGTAAAGATCGCTATTCTCAATCAGTCAATCACGCATAACTGGCAAGGAATCTTCCCATTGAAAGATGAATACACAAAGCAGGCGAAACAGCCAGAGAAGAAATACGACCAGAACGGCTATGAGTCGGAAGAAGATCTCATGAAAATGTTCTACGGCAAATAATGTTTCAAAAAGAAACAAAATGCGCCAAAAAGTATTGCAATCGCTTACATATTATGATATTATAATGTTGTAGAAAGAAAGAGGTACAAAAACATGAAAGACTTAGAAATGATTGTAAAACAGGCGCAAGAAAATATGAATATCAAGGAACAAATGCAGTGGTACAGCCTTGATTATTTAAAAAGTAGCGCATATTTTGTTGAATGTGCTAAACGTGAAATTGGTCATGTAACTTTTGCATTGGGTATTGAACTAACTTATACATTATTAGACAAGTTAGTAGAAATGTTCTTTCAAAAAGTATATTAATTAGGAGGCAATTTCAATGAAAATTGTAAACGTGTCAAAATTATTTGGTTTGTGTGGTCCTCGTGGGGGAACAAAAAGTTATTTCGCTATCGTTAACGAGGAAGGAAACTTCCTCAGCCTTGACGGCGAAACCACTTATATTCCTTGCGGTGGTAGATACACATTAAAAATCATCATGAACCAACTTGATGATTTAAAAGCCTCATGGCTTCCATTCAAGTTAAGTAAATAAAAACAAAGTGAAGCGATAACACATAAAACACCTTTAAAGAAAGAAGGACGAAACATGAAAAATATATACGGTATATTTAAGAATGAAGAACCGACGGCGGAAGCAATAAAGCGCATGCTTGCCACTTGTGATGATACATCTGAGTATATCGAAGGAAACATGATATTTTGCAAGAAATGCAATGAGCCACGAAGAAAATGGATGTCGACGGTCGGTGACTATTTTCCTGCAATGTGTTCATGCTTGGTTGCTGAGAAAAAGAAACAGGACAGACTGGCACGAATTGAAGGATACAGAAATACGGGTTTTCCTGACAGAGGACTTCAGAAATGTCGATTTGATCACGATGATAAGAAATCAAAGAAGGCTAGCGACATGTGCAGAAATTATGCGAGACAGTTTGACGAGTTCAAGAAAGCAGGAAAAGGACTTATACTGTTTGGCGGAGTTGGAACAGGCAAGACGTTTCTTGCATCATGTATTGCAAATGAATTGATTGACAATGGCGTTCCGTGTCTTGTAACAAATTTTGCTCGTATCATCAATACGATTCAGGGTATGTATGAAGGCAAACAGAAGTATCTGGACAGCCTGAACGAGTTTGATCTTCTTGTGATTGATGATCTCGGGATTGAGCGAAACACAGAGTACGTAAACGAGCTGGTGTATAACATCATTGATGCAAGATACAGAAGCGGAAAGCCGATGATCATTACAACGAATCTTAAATATACAGATCTGTACCATACAGAAGACACAAACAAAGCAAGAATATACAGCCGTATTATTGAAATGTGTCTTCCAGTACTTGTTAGTGGTGAGGATAGAAGAAAAAACAAGATGCAGGATTCAAGACTGATGGATATATTAAACGGTTAAATGTTTCAAAAAGAAACAAAATGCAAT